CCCGCCGCGCCAAAGTCTCTACACGCTGGACGTGCTACCAACTGATAGCCGCGCTAGCGCACCGAGGATGGGGGCCCTTACGCGAGGGCATCCCAGGATTGGTACACATTCTGCAAGCAATCGCTCACACGGTGGACCCGTACACCGGGACCGGATACACTACCGCACCCCAGCTAGCCGACGCCGCCTACAAATCCGAGCGGTGGGTTAGGCACTGCATTAACCAGCTTGACGCTTTAGGCGTCATTGAATGGTATCCGGGCGGTATCAAAGACGGCCGGCCTGCGCCAAGCTTCGTTAAAATTGTAAAAGCAATGCTGGTTGAGCTAATTGAGGTGGCGCAAGAATCGCATGATGCACGGATGCTAGAACGCCGTGCTAAGTTTGAGGCCCGCGTACGCCGCCTGCCGCGCCGTGGATGGGTACGCAACCCCCGCGCCGTAAACCGCCGTAAAATGCGAGAGGCGCTAGTACTACACGCCAAGCAAGCACAAGCCAAAGCCCAGCCGGAAGCAAGTGCGCACCCTACCCCCTTACGGGAGGGGACTACCGGGAGTCCCTCCCTAGATAAAGATTTATCCACAGACCAAGCCGCGCGTATCAGGCTAGCTAAAGAGCAAATCAAGCTAGCATCCCAGCAGTATCGGGACCGTAGAGCTGAGGATGCAGACCGCCGAGCCTATCTAGCGATGGAACGTGCAAGGGAAATAGCGCGCAGAGTGTCGCCTAGCCGTAAATCGGCTATCACCCCACTATCTCAACCGCCCACGGGGCACAGCGTAGATATCACAGAGGAAGCAAGAGCAAGGGCACTAGCTGCGCTAGCCGCCTACTCTAAGCGATAGGAAGAATAGAAATATGTCTATTACATGTATTCACGGCCTAGAAGCGACGGCATGTAGCCGGTGTAGACCAGTACATCCTAAGCCAGTACGTAAACCTAAACCCAGGCCAGCTAAGCAGCGGCCTACTAAGCCTAATCTGTTTGACGCAGAGGCCCAGGCCAGGCTAGAGCAAGCCATGCAGTCAGCTAGACAGGCTGCACACGCCGGCACGCTGCTATCTAAGCAGCTAGGCAAAAAGCCTAAGCCGCTATCCCCTATCGAGGTGGCTACCAATGGCTAGCTACGGTTGGGGTGGTAGGCAGGTAGCCAACCTGCGCAACCAAGTAATAAGCACATACGGCACTACATGCCATATTTGCGGTAAGCCGATAGATCTATCTATCAGCCGTACCGAGCCAGGCGGATACACGCTAGACCATGTGATACCCAAAAGTCTGGGAGGTACCCACACCCTGGCTAACCTACGGCCTGCGCATCGCCGGTGTAACCTGGCCAGGCAGAACAAGCCGCTAAGCCGGCCTGATGCTACACGACAAAAGAGGCTAATAACTGCCTGGCCTGGCCTGGCCGATCAACCAGCCGAACCAGCCGAACCAGCCAAACCACCTGGCCTAGCCGTTTTTTGAACGGCCGTCGGAACCCTCCGACCCCCCAGTTCCCCTTTCCCCCCTCAGCTATACAAAAACGGACACGACGCCAATAAAAAAAACCAAAGACACCCAAAAGTATCATGAAACAGCAAAAACTATTTGAAATCGACTCCGACCCTATGGGGGGTAGCGAGATTAGCGACGCCTGCGCACGAATGTTTGAAGACCTAGAAGCAAAAGGACTGCTAGGGCCTATCGAGCAGGCTAAAAGAGCTATGGTAACCAAGGCGGCCGCCGCGCTGGATAGGGGACTAGCCCAGCCTAAAGTGTCGGTAGCTACAACCACGGTACTAGATAAAGTTTTAGCTGCGCTAGATTCTATGCCACGGCCGGCCGAGGGTGGCGACCCAGAGCTAGACGCACTAGATGCCGCGCTAGCTCACCTCACTATGCAGGCACTAGCGACAGGTGGCACAGAATGAGCTCAGAACCCAAATATGCCACGGCGCGCACTCTCACTAATCCCAGCTACGGCCGCCGCATAGAGGCTATGGCCGCCTACATGGGAGGGCCGCTAATGCCATGGCAAAAACAGGTAGCAGCGGTGGGCATGGAGCTAGACCCGCGCCAACCTGGCGCTTTTAGATATGACGTAGTAGTAGTGTCAGTACCCAGACAGTCAGGCAAAAGCTACCTACTAAGGGCAATCATGGCTGACCGCATCATGTCCTATAATCGGCATGAGGTAGTTATGACGGCTCAAACTGGAAAAGACGCAAAAAAGAGGTGGAACCAACTAATCAATAGCCTAAAAGCAGATAAAAAGCCGTCATACTTCAACGTGCGCAAATCCCAAGGCACAGAGTACCTAGAATACCTAAAGCGCGGCTCGAAGCTATCCCCATTTGCTCCTACTCCTAAAAGCGTACACGGTGATAGCCTGAATCTAATTACCATTGATGAGGCCTGGGCTTTCGACGCCGATTCAGGCGCCGCGCTTGAGGCAGCTATTGAACCTACGCAGCTTACGATTTTAGATAGTCAAATGTGGATCGTTTCAACACGGGGAACTAGTAAATCGGCCTACCTAAACACACTGATTGAACGCGGCCGGCACGCGGTGGACGATCCTACTAGCCGCCTGGCCTATTTTGAGTGGTCAGCAGATGAAGCACTAGCAGAAGCTGACCCCTACGGCGAAGCTACCCTAGCGTTTCACCCTGCAATGGGACATACCCAAACGTACGAAAAGATATTATCGCTAGCTAAACCTGGCGTACCGGGTGCCCTGGCTAACTGGCGGCGTAGCATCCTGAATCTTGACACGCCGCTAGAAAACGAAACCATTATCGACCTGGCGCTTTGGGATTCACTGGCCGCCGATCAGCCGCTAGAGCCGCCGCCGCCTAATGAGGTATCTATAGGCGTGGATATTGCGCTAGACCGTAGCGGCGCCTCAATCGTGGCCGCGTGGATCACTAACGAGGGTGACCTGGCCCTATCCCTGATTATGTCTGGCCCTGGCGTTGATTGGGTAGCACCGACGGTGCGCAGGCTATCGAGTGTCGGCTATAAGTGGATAGGCGCCGACGCTACCGGGCCGATGGCCACGACAGCCACGGACATAACTAACGACGGGACGGCGCTAGAAATTATCAAAACGAAAGAATATGCCCTGGCTACCCAGCTTTTGCTAGACCGTGTACGGGATGGCCGCCTAGTGCATGACGGTGCAACCCAGCTGCGCACGGCATGGGGACAAGCGGCCTGCCGTCCTATGTATGGTGTAATGGCGCTAGACGCTAGCCGCAGTGCTGGCCCTATCGACGCGCTACGAGCGGCAGCGGTAGCCGTGCATGGCGCGGGTATCTACGTACCAGACCCAGTACAGCTGTACTAGGGGGGTTGTGTCATATGAATATAGCCACTAGCATTAGTCACGTGAAAACGCTGGAACTAGTCACTAGCCTACTGGGCAGGCAGGCCGCCGCCGCGCCTATCCCAGAGGGGATTATGCCGCCGCCGCGCACGGCCGCTAGTGCCAGCATGGCCCCTACTCGCGCCCTCACCCTAGACGCGGTGTACCGGTGCGTGTCCGTAATCCAGACCGCCGCTAAGCAGTTGTCGCTAGATGCATGGCGCGGCGCAGACAGGCTAGAGGGCGAAGCATACCCCCGCCTACTCTCAAGCCCCTCAGCTGATGCAACCCAGGTGGACCTAATCGCCGATACCGTCGCGTCTCTGGCCCTGCGAGGTAACGCTTACTGGCTGATAGGCCGGTCTTCAGACGGCCGGCCTGCATCTATCCGAGTGCTAGATCCGCTAGAGTGTGTACCGTCTCTGACCGCATATACTGGTGAGAGGTCTACACGCTGGAATGGCCGCTTATATGACGCATCGCAAATACGGCATTTGCGACTAGTGCGAGTCCCTGGCCAGGCCGCCGGCGTCGGACCTATCCAAGCCTGCGCTAGCACACTAGTAGGTGCTAGCGACATGGCCAGCTATGCAAGCCAGTGGACCGCCGGCGCTGGTGTACCAACCGGCACGCTGACCACAGATCAGCCGATCACGGCCGAGCAGGCAGCAGAGGCTAAAAAACGCTGGAATGATAACGCTAGTCACGCTGGCGGCGTGGCCGTGCTAGGTGCTGGTATGCGGTATACGCCAATTGCACTAAAGCCAAGCGAAGTACAATTTTTAGAATCAAGGGCTTTTGACGTGCTGGCTATTGGCCGCATGTTTGGGGTACCTGCGCACATGCTGCTAGCTAGCGTGGACGGGTCTAGCATGACCTATCAAAATGTCAACGATGCCGCAACCGACTTTATCCGATGGACAGTCATGGCATACCTACGTGAAATTGAGGATGCGTTGACTGCGATTCTCCCACGTGGGACTACAGCCCGTTTTAATCTTGACGCACTGCTGCGAGCAGACGCAAAAACACGCATGGATACACACGCGGTGGCTATCGCTGCTGGTATTTATGATGCAGCTACAGCCGCCGCTATCGAGGGCCTACCCGCGCCGACGCAAAAGGAAACCACCAAATGAAAAACACCACTAGTCTTGAGTGGCGAGAATCTAAAATCGCACTGGCCAGCGACGATAGTCGAACGATTGAGGGCCTAGCAGTCCCCTACGAGCGCGAGACTAAGCTAGGGTCTGGCTACTATGAGATTATCGCAGCTGACGCATACCGGCCAGACGGCGGCGTAGGGCATGTAAAGTTACTTTGGCGTCATGGTGAGGTGATTGGGGTTGGCACTGCCACGTCTGGCCCTGATGGCGTGACTATCCACGCACGGCTTAGCCGGACTAGCGCAGGTGACGACGCCTACCAGCTAGCAAAAGACTGTGCAGTAGATAGCCTTTCAATCGGTTTCATTCCGCTAGAGTACGAAGAGACCTGGGACGACGACGACAACCTACACGTAAGGCAAAAGCTAATTGATATCAAAGAAGTTTCGCTTGTGCCCTGGCCGGCGTATGATGAAGCTAAGGTAACAAAAGTGCGAGAAAAGACCCAACGGGAGGAAACTAGCAAAATGGATACTAGCACGCTAGAAACTGAAGTTATGCGCCTGCGCAACTCACTAGACGAACTGCGCACGACGGTAGCCGCGCCCCATGCCGCGCCGCATGTAGAGCGCCGCTGCGCTGCTGAAATCGTAAAGGCGCTGGTGGCAGGTGATAGCCAGACCCTAGAGGATGTGAACGCTATTCAGGCCCGCGCATGGTCTGGCACTACCAGCGCCGCCGACCCTATCGCCACTGGCCCCCATTGGGTAGCCGATCTGACCCGTATCTACGATCAACCTGATGCGCTCAAGCCACTTTTTGCGGTAGGTGACCTGCCCGCTGAGGGTATGCGAGTAGATCACACATACCTAAAGACCAACAGCGTCACTGTAAACAAGCAGTCCAGCGAGGGCGACGACCTAACGCTAGGTAAAGTAGAGCTGCAAAGCGCTAGCACGCCGGTAGGTACCTACGGCGGCTATACGTCCCTAAGCAGGCAGACTATCGAGCGCGCAAGCGTAAGCATTTTGCAGCGTCACCTAGAGGCTATGGCCGTGGCCGCCGGCGCCGCGTCACGTAAAGCCCTGGCCGCCGCCTGGAACAAGGGCCTAAAAGACCAAGAAACTAGCGCCCTGGTCTCTACCAAGGCCGCAACCGCGCTGACCTGGGCTGACTTGTCCGCTTTAGTCGTAGACGCAGCCGCATATTTTGCCGCGCAGAATTTACCGCTAGACGGCCTGGTAGTAAACAAGGCTACTTTTAAAGCACTTGCCGCACTAACCGCCGGTGACCGGCCGCTGCTAGCAGTTGGTAGCGACGGCTCAAACACCGCCGGCAATGTCTCTCTAGTAGGTATCTCTGGCAACCTCGCTGGTCTAAAGATTGTGTGCGATCTAAACGCAGAGTCCGTTAACGTCGGCAACGTACAAAAATGTGTAGGTGGTTTTTACACGCGCGACGCTATCCGCGTGTACGAAAGCCAGCTAGTACAGCTACAGGCGACACAGGTTATTAACCTCACGGATAACTATTCTGTATACCGCTATGCAGCATATGCTAACGAGATTCAAGGCGGCATCCTACCGCTAAAGCTAGGCTGAACGCATCATGGATGAAGAGGAAGAATACACGGCCGGCCTACCAAAAGAACAGGGCGACAAACTGGCAAGCGCGCTAGGGCGCTATGTCGGTGACGTGCCACTTACCGACTACCTAAAGGAATGTGTAACGGTGGCCTGGCTATCTGTCACGCATTTTGTAGGGCCGGCCGTTATCCCCTCACACATCCTAGATAGGGCAGTGCTGGAGGTAGCCGCCGAACTGTACCACCGTAAAAACGCACCAAACGGAATTAAAAGCTATGCTGACGCTTTCGACGGTGCTAGCGCAATCCGCGTGGCACGTGACGCTCTGGTAGCAGCGCGGCCGCTACTTACCCCATACATGCCCCTACCGGTAGCATAGGGTATCAAACATGCGTGTAAATACGTTTACAGACGGGCCGATTACAAAAACGCGCCGCGAACTGTCAGATATGATCAGAAAGTACGAAGACTACTTTACGGTATATGACGGTATTCCAGGTAGTTTGCACCCCCCATGCATGACTATTACCGAGGGGTCACCACTACTTGAGGCCGATACAGAGAGCTACACTACCGGCCGCGTCAGGTTTGATATCACCTTAATTGCGCCCCCTACTGACAACGAATTTGCAATCAGTAGACTAGACGCAGCGGTAGACCGAGTACTGAGCTATCTTTGGCAGTATTTTACGGTGACAGTAGATGCCTACCAATCAGTAACCACGGCTGATAGTCAAAGCTACCTGGCATGTGTTATGCATGTATCCGCGCCTGCCACTATCGAGCTAGCCGAGGAACCAGAGCCAGAGCTACCCCCCGAATACATTCCGGGCTATGTTCCTCAATCCGACGACATGCTATAAAAACATCAAACAACACGAAAGGTTAAGAAAATGGCTGTACCGGTACGTAAGCGCATCCTAGGCAAAAAGCTAGGCTTAGTGATTGACGGCAAAGATTATTGGGCTGATATTGCCAAATGGGAGCTAAAAGCATCAAGCAGCGATAAAGATATCGTTACGTTTGCTGACGCTCAGGGCGGCAATACGTCTAAATGGGCGCTCTCTGGTGAGGCTATCCAATCTTTGGATACTGATTCTTTCTGGTCTAAGGTCTGGAATTCTGTAGGCAAAACTGTTGACTACATCGTAGCCCCCTACGGTAACAAGACTGCGACTTCCGACGCGCCCCATTTCACGGGTAAAGTCACTATCGGCTCTGCGCCCTCAATCAGTGGCGAGGCCGGCGACGAAAAGGGCAGCACATTTTCATTTGAGTGGGACTGCGACGGCAAACCCAGCATGAAAACCACCGGTAGTACTCTAGGTGCTGGCAACATGGAAGAAGCGCTAGCATAATCTAGGGCTATCATGGCGCATGAAACATATGTAAAACGCATCTCTGTAGGTGACGGTACCTACACAGTAGATGGGGTGACCTACAAGATTGAGGGTGTAGACAGGTTACTAGAGGATGCATACAAGGCAGGCGTAGCCGCGCAAGACCTGCGAGAGCTAACCTACTCCCTAGCTAGTCCTATTGCACGCCTAGCCAAAACATTAGTGCCTATCGGGCGGTCTAAAAATCTATATAACAGCATCAGGGCGTCTAAAGCACGCTCTAAAATTATGGTGCGTGCCAGTTCGAAGCGTGCACCATATGCAGGCGTGAATCACTGGGGCGCCGATGGCCACACAGGCCCTAAATGGCTCAGTCGCGCCGAAGAGATGCTGAGGCCGCAAACATACGCCGGCCTAACCAACGGTATAACCGAACTACTAGAAAAGAATGGACTATAGTCAAATGCTACCTAACGATATCTCAGAGCAATTCAAGGCGCCTGCGATCCCTGAAAACCCGGTAACGGTAAAGCAGCTTACCATTGGTGAGGTGGCGTACTTTGAGGATATCACCGGTGTGCGTATGGTAACGCTTGAAGATGAGGATATTAGCGCGCGTGTCATGGGGGCTATGGCCGGCCTAGTCCTATACCGTACCGGCATGTATCCGACCCCCGCCGATGCTCAGGAAGCGGCTAAGAGAATCCCACTAGGAGACATTGACAAATATATTTCTATGCGTGACGACTCCCCCGCGCCGGTGGAGCCGGGTTTAGGAGAGCCGTCGGTACCGGCGGCGTAGAGATAGGGCAACTGCTAGCGCTGCTAGCGATCCGCGCGCATATTCCACCCTGGCAGGCACGCGAAAATCTAACGCTACACGACGCTAACGCAATCGTGAGAGCACTAAAAGAACAGGACGAAGCTTTAGAGGAGTAAAGGGTTATGGCCGGTAAAGTCGTTAAGGTTAGCGTAATTGCGGATACCAAACAGTTCTCAAAAGCGTTTAAAAACCTTAAAAACGCTACCGGCCTTGACTCTCTGGCGTCTAGCGCGCGGTCAGCTGCAAAAACTATGGTCAGTGTAGCGGCCGGCGCAGGCGCCGCTTTTGGTGCGCTAGGTGTAAAAGCTACGCTGATGGCCGCCGACCTGGAACAATCCACCGGCGCAGTAGAAGCAGTTTTTAAAACAGCGGCGCGTCAAATCAAAGGTTTTAGCGTAAAATCTGCCACAGCATTAGGTATCACACGCAACGAATACCAAGAGCTGGCAACGGTAATCGGTAGCCAGCTAAAAAACGCCGGGACCCCTATAGACCAACTAGCGGGCAAAACCAATAACCTGATTAGCACCGGTGCGGACTTAGCCGCTATGTACGGTGGAACCACTAAAGAGGCCGTAGAGGCACTATCCAGCGCCCTAAAAGGTGAACGCGACCCGATTGAACGCTACGGCGTCACGCTCAAGCAAAGCGCGATTGACGCCAAGGCCGCCGCTTTGGGGTTTACTGACGTTTCTAGCGCGCAGGCCCAGGCCGCCGCTACCCTGGCCCTGATTAGTGAGCAGACCGCCGACGCGCACGGCGCATTTGCACGCGAAACAAACACATTGTCACATCAATTACAGGTGGCAAAAGCTAAAGCAGGCGATCTGGCAGCACAGTTTGGCAGCTATCTACTACCAGCGGCCACAAAAGCAGCTACACTACTAAACAAATATCTCTGGCCAGCACTAGATCAGGTGGCCTCACAGTTCGCTACAGTCGCGCACAAAATCGCGCTATTTGCACGGCGCGTCTATGAGAGCATGAAACCCGCGCTAGCCGCCGCCGCCGCGCTTTTTAGCGAGCAAATCCTGCCGGCGCTACAGCAATTTTTGCAGTATATAGGCGAAAAAGCACCCCCTGCCCTGGCACAATTCCGTAAATTTATTGTGGACTGGGGGCCTGCGCTAGCCGCCGCCGCCGTGGCAGCTGCTGGGGTAGTCAAAGCTTTTCAAGCGTGGCAAACACTCACAACGACTATCGCAGCGGTCAAAGCGGCCGTAATAGCACTAAACACAGCCATGGCAGCCAATCCCGTAGTGCTGATTGTGGCCGCTATTGCTGCTGCTATTGCCGCGCTGGTGGCAGCTTTTGTCTACCTATACCAGCATAACGAGAGGTTCCGGGCTGCGGTGCAAGCGGCCTGGCAGCAAATTCAGGCCCTAATCAGTCAATTTGTGGATTGGTTCCAGTCAACGGCGCTGCCTGCCCTGCAAGCGATCTGGCAGGCAATCCAGGCAGCGGCCGCCGCCGCCTGGGAGTTCATGCGAACAGCATGGGAGACCATAGGCCAGCCAATCGCCAACGTAATTATTACAGTGTTTCAGGGCCTAGCGCAGCACTGGGGCGAAATTTGGGAGGGCATTAAGGCCGTTTTGTCTGGGGCCTGGACGTCTATAACGGGCACAATCCAGGGCGCTGTTAATATCATTACTGGTATTTTTAAGTTGTTTACTGCTGTTTTGCGTGGTGATTGGTCTGGGGCATGGGCAGCTATCAAACAGATATGCCAAGGTGCCTGGAATGCTATGCGCTCTATTATCGGTGGCGCTATTCAGGGTATCCAGGGCCTAATCTCCGCTGGCGTCGGTACTATCAAAGGCCTATGGTCTGGCGCCTGGAATGTTGTCCGGTCAACTTGTGTTAGCGCCTGGAACGGCATTAAATCAGCGATTGTTAGCGGTATTAATTCTGCTGTTTCAACGATTCGTACACTACCTAGCCGGGCCGTATCTGCGCTAGGTAGCCTAGGCGGCACTCTGTATAATGCAGGTGCAAACTTAATCAACGGTTTCATTAGCGGTATCAAGTCTAAAATCGGCTCTGTGGCCGGCACTCTACGCGGCCTAACTAGCAAACTGACTAGCTGGAAAGGCCCAGAAGACCTAGACAAGCGTCTACTAACGCCGGCCGGTCAATACGTGATCGAAGGTTTCATTAGGGGACTAGAGAGCCGCTACCCTACCGTAAAAACATCACTGGCCGCCTTGACTACGTCTATAGCCAATACAGACTTTGCCGCGCTAAACATCCCAGCCCAGCTAAACGCGGTAGGCAACAGCTCTATAGGTGCTCAAACAGCGCCAAACATTACCATAAATGTCAACTGCCTAAACGCTGACTACGAGGCCGGCCGGCAAATCGCCGCCGCGCTAGAGAAATTTAATCTACTAAACGGCGCTAGAGGTGTGACATACACATGACGTTCTATACACAGACCAAGCCAGCTGACCAGCTAAAACTAGAGGTCGTGGCCGCCGTCGTTACCGACGCTATGCGGTGGGATATCGACCGCTGGGACCGCGCACGCTGGGACCGCGAAGAGGTGCCCGCCGGTACACTCATTTTTGATAATGGCATGTGGAACCGCGAAAAATGGGTACCCGAAACAGCCCTAACGCAGTGGGTAGATATCACTGGTCCGTGCACACATATAAGCGTCAAGCGCGGCGTAACAACAGCTGGGAGCATTATGCACGCGCAGACGGGCACGCTATCAGTAAAAGCCACTAGCGAGCTAGACCCGCGCGCTGCTGGCATACTCTACGGTGCCCAAATACGCCTAAAAAACACTAGGAATGGCCAACCCATATTCACAGGCTTTATCACAGACATAAAGGTAGAGCCGGGCAAAAAAGCATCAGATACCGCCGTGACTATAGAAGCGGCGGACACGGTGGCTAAAGTCGCTAGCATTACCCGCTATGGGGCGCGGCCGGATGGTGGCCGCCTAGAAAACTGGGAATCTAGGGTACGCCGACTAATGGGTAGCGCGCCGAATGTCGCCTACGAAATCCCTAGCACATCCTATGCGCTGGTATGTCCTACCGTCTGGGAGACGTCACTTGCCGCTCACCTAGACGCCGCTACCGCTACCGTAGGGGGCGCCTGGTACTGCGACAGACAAGGCACGCTCCAAATCTGCGCATACCCACCACAGCGATATAAAACTAACGTAGCGCTCACAGATAGCTACGAGAGCACAGGCAAAATAGATACCTGGCACTATACAGACGCTAAAGCCACGTGGCAGGCTGAAAATATTGTATCTAGGGTAGAGGCTACGGTACATGACGCGGCGCCTAACGACTCTGGCGAGTGGCGCGCCGCCGATTATGTGGCCGTGGCAGTAGAGCCTACTAGGGCTACCGCATGGGGTGGCAGCACACTAAAAATAGATACGCTGGCACCTAGCCGGTTTATAGCCGATGAAATGGCACAAACGATGCTCAAGGAAGCTTTAGACTATCCAACGGTATCGGCCGTTGCGTTCTGGCCGGTATCACAGCGTATAGACAACGATCAGAGACAAGACCGCATGAATACGGCCGGTTTGATCGATCCGCTAGACCTAGTAGAGGTAATCAGAGATGGGGACAAATCGCTAGCGCACATCACTAGCGTGTCACATGACATTACGCCGTATACTTGGAAAACAACGCTCACACTACTACCTAAAGAGGTGCTAGGCTTTGAAAACCTTTTTACCGGGTCAAATCGCGCGCGCTGAGGATGTAAACAACAACTTCAGCGAGTTGCAAGCGGCTCTAAACGCTGCTAAACAACAGCTAGACGCACTAAAAACCACGCCCTGGGAGACCCTGGCGCTAGGGCCGGGCTGGCAGATCGTACAGGGCAGGGCGCCTAAAATCCGTATGCAGGGCGGCCTAGTATGCGTGCAAGGGACTATCCAGCGCGGCGCAGGTGGCGACCGGTCTAAAATCCTACAAATTCCGTCCCAGTACCTACAGGCGACAGGCTGGAATCAGTGGCTAGGGGCCGGTGTGGCAGTATCCGGCAACACTGTGACGCCACTAGAATTTTATGCGAATGGCAATACTCGCTGGCTCAGTGTAGACGGCTATAACGGGATGGATTCTAGCGCCGGCTGGTATCTACCGCTATGTCTAACATATGCGATTGATTCATAACCAAACATAACGAAAGGCAGTCAAATGATCCGGGAAGAAGTTCCAAGCCCTAACTACGATGTAGGGCGCCCTGCGGGCATCAACGCCATTACTATTCACCACTGGGGCGCAGATGGGCAGCAACATGACGCCGTGGTTAACCACCTATGTAACCCAGCATCATATGTAAGTGCGCACTATGTAGTATCAGGCGATCACATTACGCAGCTTGTAGATGAGGAAAACCGAGCTTGGCATAGCTACGGGGACAATTCCGGCACTATCGGGATTGAATGCCGCCCTGAGATGGACCCAGAGGATTTCGCTACTGTGGCCATGCTGATTAGCGAAATCCGCTCACGGCGTGGATACCTGCCCTTGCGTGGCCATTGTGACACGTTCGCTACTGCCTGCCCTGGCCGCTGGTATGATCAGCTGGCTAATCTGTCAGCTACCGCCGATAAAATCGCTACTGATACAGCCTGGCAGCCAGGCGAGGATATCCCCCTACCAAGCCCCGAACTTGGTGGCACTGACCCAATCACCGGCAATCTATATACAGACGGTGTGGCTGGCAGTGACACTATTGGGCGTGTACAGCTGCTGCTAGGCACGCCGGTAGACGGGTGGATCACTGGCCAAGACCAATACTGGCGCGATAACCATTCTGCCATTACTGCCATTAGCTATGATGGTGGATCAGGTAGCGCTATGGTGGCCGCGCTGCAGCGCCGTTTGGGCGTGCAAGCTGACGGCATTTTAGGCGCTGGGACTATCACCGCCTTGCAGCGCCGTTTGGGCGTGCAAGCTGACGGTTATTGTGGGCCTATTACCGTGACCGCGTGGCAAAACATGTTGAACCATGGGCAGGCGTGCTAAACAATGTCTAACGATATCCCCAACTCCCACGAAATACAGCCAGAACCAGGCAGCCAGCCGACGGCCGACTATCTGCCGCCGGCCGCGCGTGCTATCTTGTATCCGCTAACTGCTGCGCTCTATGCGCTAGTAAAAATCGCAGGCGCGCTAGGGTGGGTACCTGATGCAGTTACGCCACTACTACACGAGCTAGTTAGCGCGCTGGTACTGCTAGCCCTGGCCGTGGCCACACTACACGCCCCCCGCCTGCATTCATGATGCATGTTGTAGCAGCCGTGATACACGAGCTAGGAGGCCTGGGAGGCGCAGGCGCTTTCGTTGCCTCCCTAGCCGCCTGGCGCAGCGCGCGACAGGCCGCCGGGCCTAGTGACCTAGACCCACTAGGTAAACGCTTGGATATGATAGAAACCAGCTTAGTTGAAATGCGCCGGCATCTCAGTAGGCAGGTTGACTATCTGCACGATGTAGATCACACACAAGAGTGTGAGCTAAAACATCACGGGCGACGGCTTGACAACCACGATAGCCGCCTGCATACAATAGAGGCACACAACAGATAGCGGCGTATGCGAGACACCGTTTTTCCTTTCTATTCTGGCGTGTGTACATAATGGCCCGGTCCTCCAGTGCTAAAACACTGTGGCCGGGCCGCACCTTTTATATAACTAATTAAACTCTTGCTTGTACCTGCTGCGCTGCAGGGATACTATAGGCGCATAGCCAACATGAAAGGAAAACGCAAATGCAGACTATCCAGATTGACCCAGGCGTCTATCAGGCCGCCTCACTACCTACTACCTGGATGAATGACGCGCTAGTATACGTGCCAGTCTATGCGCTACTTTTTGCCCTGATGTGGGCACTAGGATACATGGCCGGTATAGTCCACGGCGCTAACCTGCCCCTACGTCGCACCAAGTACTTAACCCTATGGCTGGTAGTAGCTACTATCTGCATGGGCACCGTCGGACTACTGCACTAGTCAGGCGAGACCATGAGCAACCGGAAAACCCGCCGCGCCAAAGTCTCTACACGCTGGACGTGCTACCAACTGATAGCCGCGCTAGCGCACCGAGGATGGGGGCCCTTACGCGAGGGC